CATATCACAAGTATAACATACTCACATAAAAAAAGGCTAGAGGAAATAAAGTGCATTTGACTTGTGGATAAATCTGTGCTATACTTATATTAGGTGAAATAGCAAGTGATTTCATCTGAACATTAAAAATTGAGAGGAGGCGATACATATGAACGCACTAGAAAAAGCCTTGCAGGAGACCGCAAAGAAGGTTGACGGTGAGGAAGGGCTAGACGTAGTATTGGATGGCCCACTAGAAGAAGCAGTCGGAGAAGTAGAAGAAGAATAGCAAGTGTAGAAACATCACTTGAGGCAACACTTGCCCTTGAGTGATGTTTTTTTTGTAGATAAAAAAAGCTAGAGAGAACACGGTATTTCAAAGTGACCAACAAGGGTCATGAGTGTGTGTTCGGTTCTCTCTAGCGATAGAGGGTACAAAGGTAGTGAAGTACATATATTATATACCCCTGCTAGTCCTGACACAAGTAACCTCTTCCAGCCTTTTGACGTTGGCATTCCTACAAGTGGGACAAATGCAGAAGATCTGATCTTCCGCTCTAGGTAAAGAGTTTTGACAAGCCCACGTATGCTCAGGTTTATGTGGGCTATCATTCCAGCGTCGGCAGCAACTACATACAAATACAGTCACAATCTTCTCCTTTGTAAAGAACTATTTTTGCTTGTTGGGTTGCTTTTCAGGTTGCTTTTCAGGTTGCTTTTCAGGTTGCTTTTCAGGTTGCTTTTCAGGTTGCTTAACTTCTTTTGGTCTATCTGGCTCTTGCTGCCTTTTTGCTATCTCGGTTAATACCTCATTATACCGTTGCTGCAGTTGTTTAATTTGCATGTCTATATCAAATGCCGCAGCTTTAAGGTCTTTAATTGTCGGTTCTTTTTTATCCATATTACTTAGCTTCTAATTGCTTCTAATTATTTCTACTTAGCTTCCAGTTCCTCAATCTTAGCCAAATCCGCTTTGGCTTCTTCTTTTTGCTTTTCGAGATTAGAAATTTGGGTATCAATATCTCTAACTTGAGCTTCCAGTCGTGACTTAGTCACACTTCTTACAACCACAGTATCCTTTACCTCATATTGAGTTTCAGGCAATGGTTGCTCTTCCGTTGTTTCTCTTTTTTCCCATGTTTCTGACATATATATTCAGTTAATAATAATTTTAATTATACCTTAATTTTTATATCTCATAAAACCCTGATATAAACTTATCGTATTATTCGCGTCGGCACTAGCCCATTCCGCCGTGATGGTAACGTCCATATTTTCAGTAGTGTCTACGGAGGTTATTCCGATTGAATATGTTTCATCACCTGTCGTGATAGGGTCTCCTATTACCATATGAATATGTATCGCTCTTTCACCCGTCTCTCCAAGCGTTCTTTGTGTAGCATTGGCATCTATATGCCACATAGTATCCGTTAATTGTTTAGTGTCAGGTGATAATGTCACTTTTGTTACTCCCCCGACTTTCACTCTGACTGTAACTTCATCGGTAGCGTTTGAGGAGTTATTTGAGACTATTCCATCGGCATGAAACATAAACATATTGCCTGCAACCAAGCAATTAGCATCTATTGAACCTGTCCAAAGAGTCGTTTCATCAGTTGTATTCGCTACTGTTACGGTTGAAACCGCTACATCGGAAGTTCTGTCTATGGCTCTTTGCACACACTTATTGGTTATGTATATTTTATTGCTATTGTATTCTATTGTTCCCGCCTCAGGTGTTCCCAGTAATGTACCGCTTGTAAACTTTAAAGGCGCTGTATTTGCTGCCGCCGTGCCTGCTTTCAAATGAAGAACCGATGTTGGCGTTGCTTCCCCGATACCGACTTTACCCGCACTATCTATCTTCACTCTTTCCGCCCAACTTCCTGCGTTTCTTGTAAGAAAAGCCAGCTCTCCACTTTCAGCACCTGCAGTCTTAACGGTATTCTTTGCCGATATTCTTGCGTATCTATGTTCGGCCGAATTTGTATTTTTTCCACTAAAATCAATTCCTGTTCCAGTATTTACATCAGTATTAACATTATAAATGTTTATTCCAGTAGGCACTCCTGCAACTAAATCGGTTGAGGCGTCTGTTCCTTCAAATTTTACAATTATATTAGAATCGCTAGTTACTAAATGGAATGGTTCTTGCGGATTTGTTGTTCCAAGACCGAATTTTCCATTACTCTTTATTCTTGCTTTTTCTGTAAAACTTGCACCGTCACGAGTCATGATGGCGAAAGAACCTGTAGTATCTGTATTTTCTCTAATTCCATAAAACCCTGCGAGATAATAAGGCCCTGCTGTATCATCTTGAACAGAAGACGTTACACCACCACCAAAACCCGCAGCCATATCTCCTGTAGTTTTTATTAAGAAATCTAAAGCCGCACCAACTAAATTTGTGGCACTGGTTGTTCTTGTTCCTCTTATAACAGGATAATTACTTCCTACAATGTTAAGTTTAGAGTCAGGGGATGTCGTCCCGATGCCGACGTTGCCGTTTATATCTATGACCATATGAGATCCAGTTGGCATCGTTCCATCAATAGGTCTTGTCATTGCTGTATCAGCAGAGAACATTAAAAATGGAGTGTTATCAGTAACAATCCCTCCAAAATGTAATATAGAACCATATTTAATCGTACCTGTTTGACTGAGGTTCTTAAATAAAATACGGTTAGAACTACCGTAACTTCCACCTGCAGAAACTTCAGTATTTAAAGCCATTCTAATCCAATCCTTATCGCCCAGTCCAGATGGGTGAGTAATATAGAAATCGCCTCTTGTGTGTAACTTCGCCCCAGGCGCCGTCGTCCCGATGCCGACGTTGCCGCCTGCTTTGAAAGTTACTTTTGGTCCGCTACTATCAGAAAATTCAGCTATTTTTTTAGCAGTATCAGTACTTCCTATACTGACATTAAGTGCAAGACCTCCACTTGCCGTTCCCAAAACATCTAATGCCACTAAATTGGATGCACCATCTACATCTAAAGTTGCCGTTGGCTCCGTCGTCCCGATGCCGACGTTGCCGTTTGTGTCGATGACGAATCCGGTTGTCGGAGTATATGCATCGCCAACGGCCCCGGCAGCAGCATATTTGTAGGCTAAGCCGCTATGCCCAATTTGTAGAAAATTAGAATTTACAACTGCGCTGCCAGCGTGTTCATACGTCGGAGCTTGGGCATTAACTCCGTCTACTACCTCAAAGGCAGAACCAATGTATACATCATTAAGCGAGGCAGATCCATCGTGATTAAAATAAAGTGCCTGCCTGCTCGTTCCCCTGTCAGTTGCAGACAGTATTCCAACTACATTTGTATCCCCGGAACTTAAAGCAATATCTGCGCCTGTCCCCGATACATGAAGCGCGCTACCCGGCTCCGTCGTCCCGATGCCGACGTTGCCACCAGTAAATACAAAATCTCCTGCAGTTATGGTATGGACGGCATCAGAACCGTCCCAGCCGATAGTGTAATCTCCAGTAGTGCCACCTAAGTCAATAACGGAACTGTCACTGGCTATACGAAGATTATCGTCAAGAGACAGACCTGTGCCTGGAATATAAGTGATGCCTGGGTTGTCTTCGGCTAAATTACCGGAAGCGTCTATAAATAAGACGGAGTTTGCCGTGCCACCAGTAACAGGCTCACCTATTTCCATTGGTGTTAAATCCGGTGCTGCATTTGCGAATGGGAGTAATGGCATATTATCTATTACACCCCTCTATTGTCAGTATAACTTAAATTTTATACATCGGTATATGTTGTACTTGCCAAATTGTTTGTTTGTGATGTATGGAATTCTTTGCGTAATCTCTCAAGCTCTGACTCAAGTAATGGATGCTTTATTGTCAGTTCCAATTCCACTTGGTCTTTAGTGTATATAGTTTTTGTAATTAACATATTGCTTGACAGCATACTTCTTATAGACTCCGGTACATTTAATATCTCGCAAGTATCACCTGGGTTTATAGTTTCTATACCTGATGTGTATTTATCAGATATAACTATGGTGAATTTTAACAGTGGTGGAGTCTTGGCTACCAGCAAAGCATTACCTATTTCATCTGCCGTATTCGTATCGGCAGCATTTGCTTCTTTGCCAAAATCGGATATATAACCATAACTGGTAATGTTTGATGAGTCGCTTACCCTCCTCGTATCAGTATTGTTATAGTATGTAAATATTTCATTAGCGGAATTTATTAAATCTTCCTGCAATGTAATATTAACAATATCTCTATTCATAATGAATTGATGGTCTGCACCGATAGCCGCTTTTTTGAAAGTAAACACATCATCGCCCATGACTCGCCAGTACCATATACGGTCTGCCGTGTAAGCCAGTTTAGCCACTTTGTCTAAGCCATCACCAAACGTCTCGGCTTCAAATATATCCTTAACGGTAGTACCGCTATTCTCTACGCTGGTTGTTGAATAATTAACTCTCATGTTTGAGTCAAGCGTTCGGTAATTATCTATTATCTCTTTGATGATATTAGATGCTGTATCACCTGCACTGTAATCATGGACTATGGTAGTTCCGTCTCTCCATATTGATTGATACAATTTGCTTATATTACCAAAACATCTTATAACCACTTTTTCTATTCCTTTATTTACTACTAACGTTCTTTGCATTATATATCCGCTAAAATAATCTAATCCATCAGTTCCGGTTGTATCTGTAGCTACTCTTATTTTTATAGAGTTATTTAACGAAGTGGTAGTGTCGTTAAAGCTATCTATTGTTTTGTCAGTAGTAATAGTGACCGTAGCCGTGCCATTCACTTCTCTAATAATAGAATCAAAATCCCATTTTTCAGTCATGCCTAACTGCTCACCTGCATCATTTTCTATGATAAACAGGTATCGTTTTTTGAGCAGCGCATTAGACGATGCACCACTTGATACACTTGTAGGAGTTTGGTCGTCTTTGGTTACATCAGTCATTTCTAACTTTATTACCGATTAAAGCTCTAGGCGATGCTCCTGCCGCTGCGCTGGTAGGCGTTTGGTCGTTTTTTGTTACAGTTGCCGTATAAGATACTTTTATCTGCACATTGTCTACCTGCACTAAAGCAAATCCACCAGAATTTATTACCCTTCTTCCCACATTAACTTTTATACTACCTATAGTTTCATTGCTTGGTATCGTAAAACCAAAATTATCAGCCCATAAATAATGACTAATACTTGCTATATTATTTGTTACAGAAAAAACAACACCAAAATTCTCGTCATTTATATCAGCAGGAGTTAATTCCAACCCCCACAAATCGTTATCTTCACCATAAGCAATTGTAGCTTCTGTACCAGGTATATTTGCCCCAGTTGATTTATTGTTTCCAGATATAACGCCAGCTTTAACTAGCTTTATTTCATTTTCTTTTGCTCCATTAGCGAATGTACCTATTAGTGCAGAAGCATAGCTATCATCAGAAGATTTAGCATTGCTTGGATTACTCCACGCTACAGAGCCTATAGTATCATCGTCAACGACTGTGCCAGGATTTATATATTCAGTATCGGGTAATACATAAGTTATCCTTACTTGCACATGATCAATTGGCGTACCATCCCCAAAAACCGTTTGACCTATCCTAACTCGAAAATTAGTATTACTAAATTCTTCTGCTGACCATACTCTACCCCAAAGTTCAGTTGGTGAACCATATGTTTTTATTACATCGGTTAATGAATTGAATGAATCATTTTTATTAGCTGTATATGTAGCACCTCCATCATGAGAAAGTGCGGCTTGAAATGATATATCTTGCTCATCATCAAAACCCTCAATTAATACTTCTATACCAAGAATATTTGAACCAGTTGGTATATTTATACCAAAATCATAATAATCTTGATAATCAGGGTCACCATTACCAACAGGTCCAGTTCTTGAATCATTACTAACAAAAGCTCTATCTGCATTATTAAATTGGTCCCAATCATCTCCTGTTGCGGTTGGCGATTTTAATCCTGTATCTCTCATATTACGATAATGAATAATGAGTTAATAAATAATCTATATCCAAATCAAGATTAAAGTCAGTGGCGAATGCCCCGTATAGCTTAAACCACATATCCTCTGTTTGGTCTGTCCAGTTAGAACCTGCATCCGTACTGGTCGATACCTCACCCTGTGAGTACCCACCCGATGTATAAATTTTAGCACTGTAATAGTTATTAGCGTCACCACCTGTTTGTTTACATACAATATGATAATCAGTCGCATCGGACAGACTTGGAGTGTTGGCAAACGTAGCTGGGATTATGGTATAAGTCTCGCTAATATCTGCAGCTTTAATGGTGGTTGACCCGTTGGTTACCGCCGTGCCCGATGGGTCGCCTCCGCTATCAGTTTGAATTTCAACTATCATGTCCGTATTTACAGATGCACTTGATGACTGATAAAACTTAACATTATCTATCGCTAATTTTGGTCCATACGAACCTGCTACAGTCAACTGTGATTTTGCTCTAAAGAAAGAGTCAGTAGCGATTGTTTTACCTGAAATAGTATATTTTAATGACCCATTACATTTAATAAGAATATCAGCACCTTCCTGCTTTATATCTATAATGCCGGATAAACCATCCCATGTTGCAACTGTACCACTACCATACGAACCTGTTAGTACTATTGACATTTTACCGTCATTTGGTGCTATCCATACATCTATTCTGTTTGTCCCGTCAGTAAACTCACATTTATGCGTACCGCCTATAGCACCGCCACTATATGCCACATAATAATTAACACCTGCGCTGGTTTCACCGCCTGTTTTATCATCACTAAACATTTCATGGTTTTGTCCCTGACCGCCAGTAGAAATAGGGTATAGCTCGGCTTGTCCTCCTGTCTCGGCTATCGGTGTTCCCTCCGAGTCGTCAATATATGTCCACTTATCCGTATCACGAGTATCATCGTTGAAATCATCATACGTTTCAAGTGTTGTTTCAGTTGCCTCGGTCTTTTTAAGCAACAGTTCTATTTGTGATACTGATATAGCAGTATCCGGATTTATCCTTTGTGACAAATAAGTATTACCAAATATGCTACGCGCATTATCCGAGTCAGTTTGTGATTGATGCAATGTACCGCTTGTTTCCACATCAACCTTAAACCTGTTAGTACCTAATTGAAATTGAGGTAATAATCCGGTAAACCTCTTGGCTCTTGTATTGTATAAAACTTGTTTATTTTTAGTATCTATTTGTATTACGTCATCAGAATTGAAAGCAGTCGTTATGCTAATAGACTCGTTTGTTGTTCTGTTAAGAAAAGCGATATTATTTACTGCTCCGCCACCGGTTGAATCAAGCGTTAATGTTATTAGCGGCTCTGGGTTTGCGCTGCCGCCAACCAATATGTCGTTTGTATATGGTGAGCTTGAAATGTTATCGAATGAATTATTTGTATAGTTTGTAGCTACCGCAACACCATCAGGAGCAAGCAGTTCTATTCTGAAATTTAATAAATAGTCCGTCCGTTGTACCAAGCTGTAAATCTGCTTGAACATTAAACACAGCCACTAAATCTCTTATTGAATCAGTGTAGGTTTGTGCGCTGCCGCTTGCAGATACAGTACCTTCTATCTCAATAATCTTTGACTTTTCAGTTATAGATACTACGTCAATACCCCTGCTGCGAGCCGGTTGTAATAGACCTACACTGGCCTCCGCTAAAGACTTTTCACGAATAACATTTACGCTTACGTTATTACTTGCGTCTAATGCAAAATTACCGAATTGTATACTTGTAATCATAGTCCCATTTTAGCCGATTCGACTTGACCGCCAAGCATACTGTTTAGCTTACGGAAGAACGCTGCCGAATCAGCCTCATTGTTAATTGTTATACCGCCCATGTTGATATTATTTATTTGGTTATTAGGGACAATATTACCTGACCCGTTAGGTACAAATAGTTCAGGCCCTCTCTCTCCGACTATATACGGACTACCTCCACTAACAGGCCCGCCGCTTGCCCTGCGTCCTAATGCCCCAAGTATAGGACCAAGTGGACCTGCTGCTGCTTGGATCAAACTTTATAGCTTTACCAGTGTTTGTAATTGGATCCTGTAATTCTTTGAATCCTTGTATCATTAAGCTAATAGTCGGCAGCACATCATTCCTCAAGAATGGGATTAAATCATCTTTTAATACAGGCAATAATTCCTTACCTAACTCTCTTTCAAGTAAGTTAACCTCATCTTTTAAATTAGATATTTGACCTTGCGTAGTTTTTGACTGTTCGTCCATCAAGTCAAAGAACTTACCACCTTCACCAGTCATATTCTGAAATGCTTTCTCAACTAATGGAAACCCAATGTCACCAGCACTTACCATGTCTGCTATTTCCTCTTTTGCTACACCTAGCTCATCAGCTAATGCTGCTATTAAAGGTACACCAGCTACCGAGAAATCCCTTAATTCACGACCCGTTAATTTACCTTGTATTCTGACCTGACCATAATTCAATATCAATCTTTCCATCGGTACATTCAATCCGGACGAAACATCTCCTAATGTCTTTAATGTCGGTAACAAGTCTTGTGCGCTAGTATCCATTGCTAATAACTGCTTTGCACCTCGTTCAACCTCTGTCAATTGAAATGGCGTTTTAGCTGCAAACTGTGCCAAGTCTTGTAATAAATCATTTGCTTGTTCTGCATTTCCAAGCATTGTTCTAAAAGCAACTGTTGTTTGTTCAAAATCACCTGCTGCTTTTAATGCTCTTTGACCAATCAAAGCAACACCACCGGCCATCGCCGCAGTAGCAAACTTTATTGATGCACCATGTTCATTTATTTTACCTCTTAGCTTCCCCATGTTGCGTTCAGTGGAAGCTAATACAGCCTTAGTCTTATCAACCGCTGTTATTACTATGCTTACTTTCTCGCTGGGCATGATGTTTCTTTTCTTGACCCTCTATATTCATTATAACAAGAAAATCTATAATATCGGAATACTTTTCGTTTCTAAGTTGACTTGGTGTCCAACAAAACCTTTTACATAGCAAGTATTCAGTTAACCTTGATGGTATATACCCTATTTTGTGTCCTTTGAAGTAGCTGCTAATCCTTCCGATGTCTTTTTTTTTAATGTTGACACACTAGATTTAATACATTCTTGAATCAAATAGTCGACATCTTCTGCTGGAAGCTTTAATAAATTATCGTATGTTATCTCTAATTTATTATTGTCTTCATCTGTAAAGTTCCAATCAACAATAATATCAGGTAAAAATCTTTCTACCGCTTCAGCATTTGTAGTATTTTCATCTAATCCAATTAATGCCTTATAAGGTGCTTGTTTGTATATAACAACCTCACTATCTTTATAATTTGGTAGTGTTATCTTTCTTGTTTCAATATCTATTTTAGGCATATTATATATCTCTATCTATCCTATACTTACATTTACCACATATCCAGTACCCTTTTTTAGTTACTCCATAAAACGGAGCTAGAAAAAATAGAATAAACGCTATAACTGTTCCTATCGGGAACACAAACAGCAGAAAAAACGCCATTAGTAATCCAATAAGACCACCTATATTACTGGACTTTTTAACTTTAGTATACATGTCACCTTGACACATCTTACATTTCAATGTTTTCATACCCCTCTTTTAATAATTAACTTGAATAATTAGCTTTTGTGTTGGTTAGAGTCCCCAGCATTACGTTTCCGCTTGATACTTCAACGTGTGCTTTAAACTCTACTGTTTGTCTTACTATGTCGCCCAATGTAATGTCTCTTGAAAAGTTTGTAAAGTTGACATTATACAAATCCAATGTCAACTGTGGTGTTTCACTTGAACCGATAGTCGTATCTGTATCATTCCAGTCAAGTCTCATAGCTCGATTAGTATTGTCAAATACATAGTCATGCTCCGTATCAGCGTCAAATATTCTCTCAAAGCTACCTGTAATCTCTAAGCCTTGATTGTAAATATCCGTAGGGCTGTTAGAACCTGAACCGAAATCAGGGTCAGCTCCTTTAGTGAAAGTGATTGATAGGTTATTTATTACTGTCGCATCTGCGGCGGTTAAGCTTGACTGGTCTGCTGCAAGTTTAAACGTCAGTGTGTTTGGTGCAAAAACATAATCAGCAGTAGTGAAGTCAGGTGTTGACGACTGGTCTGCTGCCGGTTCGCTCATAAACCCTACTTCCATAGTAGTTACTGCATCAGATGTGAAATTCAACGTAAAGCTTTCCATTGCACTCCGTACAAATCTCTCACTCTTATTAGCGTCCTTTATAAACAATGACAACGTAGGGTGCATATTTGAATGAGTCAGATTAAACGTATGGGTATAAACTCCTGTTTCAGCCAATACGCTATCTACATCACCGAATAGTTGTGTTAAGAAATATCCGACTGCGTTTGCTCTAAGGTCTGCACCCAATGTGCCTTGACCATACTTTTGCAAAACTTTTTCATTCTCTGTACCGATTATTTTATTTTGCGCTCCTGCTATGGATTGAGTATTCACTCTGTTTTGAAAGTCAAAACTTGCGCTTGGCATCCATAAAGCTGCGCTAACTCCCGTACCCCTCGTTGATTCTCGCCCGATTCCGAGCGATACTTTGTCTCCAATAAATACACTCATAGTTTTATATTAACATATTATATAGTATTTGTATCCAAATAAGTATGCGTTTTTAAAATTATCTCCGCATACCTTAAACCCCTATCGCTATCATACTCCCAAATAGAAGGCACTGGCTCTATAAATAATACCTGTCCATTTAAACGAGCGTTAGCGGGTTTATCAAACTCATTGACTATATCGTCCATTACTGCCCTTAAAATTCTGTCAGCCTCCTTTGTACCCTCACCTGTAGCCTCATGTGCATCTGACCCACTCTCCACATACGCTCTTATACGAAACGCATAAACACGTTGTCTTTCTTGTGTAGCTTCAAAATCGCTTTCGTTTTCACTGGGCACTACAGTAATAGCCGGATAGCCTCTAAATTGAGATTTCTCATAATTGTGTACTTCTTGGATTTTAGTTAATCCTTCCAAGACACTTATTATTTCAGGTTGTATGTTTACCCAGCTCATTTGAATACTTTTTTTAATGCTTTGTTTATGTATATCTGCATTATACGTTGAACTTCTTTTTCTTTCCTGTCTACCGTCTTTTTTAACCACGGTCTACCTCGCATATAACGAGTCCCTTCATGAACATACAATGAATAATCCATTTTTGGCGTTAATATTCCTTTTAACCTTTTCTTATCTACTTTGACTAGCACTCTGTTTTTTAAGAATCCACTTATAACCCCGATACCGGATGCACTATATGATTTTGGATATTCACCCTCTATTGTTCTCATCGAAGCTTCTATACCTTCACCTATCTCTCTACGCACAACTGTTGGTGCAACCTTAAAAGCTTTCTGTAACTTATCCAATCCTTTAACTTGTATGTTTAGCTGTGTCATGATTGATTCTCCTCACAGCTTAATTGTTGAAATGGCTCACTGCCTGCGGTTATTCTCTTAACGCCCATTACTTCCAAGTATCGCCCGTCAGTAGTTACCACCACATCTTTTTCTAATACTGTTCGGGAATTATCCATAAATACTGTATAGGTTTGTGATGCATAACCATCGCCAGATAAACTGACCTCAACTTGATTTTGTTGTACCGATGCAATGACGTTAGTAAAAATAGTAGACATGCTCGACTTATCGTTTGTATAAGACAAACGCTTTACGATAACGTACTCATCGAGATGGATTAACATCAATCTGCTTTAAATTCCACAGGCACTCGTTCAGGCTCATACGCCGAGCCAAACCATGTCGCTCCGGTATTCTTATATTTATTCAATATCCAATCTATATCCAAATTTTTCCATGTTGCTCTATCAGTAGCAAATGTACGTGAGTATTCTCCTAGCGTTTCAGATGTAACCCCAGACCCTTTTCTGTTCTCATACATTGAGGCTGCTATCTTGGTTGCTGCCAGTTTAATATCGTCAGGTATTGAAGCATAGCCTGCAACATAAGTGGCACGATACCTTTTCTTACCTTTGGCAAAGTTTGAATTCTTGGTTATAACACCATTAGTGTCAACCTTATACTCGCTGGTAGCGAATGATGTCCAGTCGGTACTGTCGTAATCTGATGGGCTGTTTTTATATTGCAAACGAGTAAACGAAATAACAGGACTATGTTTTAAAGTAAGTATCCTCGAACCTTCAAGTTGGTCATATTCCTCATCTGTATAAGTAGTTTGAGCAAATATTAAATCCAAATAGTTTTCCACAGCCTGATTGACACCATCAACAATAGTATCTATAACATCATCAAAACTGGTGACGTTTATATCCAGATATGCTTTTACTAAAGTCTTTGTTGTAAGGTTACTAGCCATGCATCCTTGTTATGTGTGATTTAATACCTCTTGCTGTAAAGCCTTTACCGCAAATATCGCATATAACTCCTTTGCGATCAGTTACTTCCTTATTTGCCGGTGCTTCTTTTACTACATCGACATATTCCGCACTGCCACGTTCAACTAACTGGCTAGCTTTAGTGGGATTTTCGTCCACTACATCACCAGGCTTATATAAGTCTCTATATTCAGTTATCATTTTTATTTTCATAATTTTATGGTTTTTGGTGGAAATAGCAGAGAGGGGTTTAAACTGCTATCTCCGCCCAAGACCATAAAGTCTTGAGTAATGGAGCGGTTGTTGGGGGACGCTTCCATTAAATTCTTCCCTTGAGAATTTAGGCGCTAATAAATTCTTCCCTTGAATTTAGGCGCTAAATCCAGTACCAAGTTTGATTGCGTCTGTGCGAACGGTGTCTCCACCAATTCTTTCCGTGATTTTGATTTGTACTTGATGCTTTTTAAACGTGTCATCAGCTTCCGTAGAAGTTTCAACTGACAATCTTTGTCTATCAAGCAAAGTATAAACCCTCTTCAAGTCTGCGTAGTAGATATATCCTTCTGTGAAGTTGTTATGAACAACAGTAGGAATACCCAAGACAGTGTCGGGAGCTGCTCCATCTAAACTCCTTAGATAGATAGGCATACCCTGGTCGTCTTTCAGCTTGCGAATATCACGCAAAGTCAGGTCATTCATGTAAAGCTTGCCTCCGCCGGCTTTGCGATACTGCACAGGTAGTGAGTGTTGCAAGTCGACTAGGTCTTCAAACGTGAATGTCCCAGCAGCTACATTAGCAGATGTTACGCGAGTCTGGATACCGTATGGTCGTCCAGTTCCTGAACCACCAATTATTACAGCATCTTCTTCGTTGAGTACGGATTCCACGAACTCTGACTGTATCCAATCCATTATTGATGGGTTAGAGTCAGCTACCAATTCACGAGACAAGTACATTCGGCTATTCATTCTATGAACACTGATAGTCTTTTGACCAAGTCCGGCTGTGGTTGTGGAGATAGTTGTATTCTCCGAGCCCCAACTTACCAATGGTCGACCATCCTCATAGTTAAACAATACCGAGTCTGTATTTGTAGGTATTACATTGACCTCCGGTCGCATAATACCGTTGTTGTGTAACTGGCGCAGTACGTTTGTTCTGTACTCTGGGGTTACTAGGTAACCACCATCTGCATCAGTGCCTTCGGACAGAGCCTTCAAGGTGTAGGCAAAAGATTGTTCTTGTGGATATAGTTTTGTACCCACTAAAGCACGGAAGAAAAGAGCGTTCTTTTCTTTTATGGCTTCCTCGTCTTTTAATATGCCGACATACTGCTTGACATTCTCCGGTGAGAAGTCTTTGCCGACCATGTTATCAAAAGCGTTTGTTGAAATACCATACTCTTTATTCAGGGGATGAATATTGACCACATGCTTTTCAGCTTTTGCTTTTTTAACCTTTTTCTCTTTAGTCTCTTTCTCCAAAGCTTCTTTTTGAGCTTCCTGAAACGAGTTAAAGATTTCCTTACCAATTTCACTTGCTTGGTCCTTTAGGCTTTTTTCCTTTTTCATAAGCGTTGTATTTGTTTAATACTTTCATGCTTTGTTTACCAATTTGCTGTAGAGCTAGATGCAAAGCATCGGCCATAACAGCATCGTTATCGACCTTAACGATTTTGGTTTTCCTTGTCTCCGTAGAGCGTAAGGACAGTAAGTCGTAAGCATCCGACTTACTTAATAATTTATTTTCTACTAATTCTCTTATTTCTTTTTCATCAAGCTCCTTAAATTCGGGCTGCTCTTTTTCAAACTTCTTGTAATACGTTCCGAGTAATCTGTGTACTTCTTTTCTTTCCTTTTCAGGTATATCTACACCACCTCTAGCTCCAAGTAATGCTCCTTGTGCTGCTACTATTCCTTTCCATACAGCCTTTAGTTCACCATCCTCGACATCAGCAAATGGTAATTTATACGATGTAAAATTTTTGGCATCATTCTCATCTACATAAGCAAAAGCTTGCTGGTATAAAGTCCAGTCTATATCTTCCTTTTCACCACCGGCCCATTTCCTTATCCGTCTTTTAGCGCCGGCAGCATCCCATTTTTTATCTTCGGGGAATGTCTTTAAATTTTTATTGCCAGATACCTCGTTAGTCAGTATGTCAATATTCAATCCTTTACTCTTAGCCATTGCCAGAGCGTTCGGGTTAGACGGCACATTCACAATCGAAATTTCAAGCAGTTCGCTTTTAGTCCATACGTTCTTTTCTCGTTCTTTCGGTATGAAGCCAATTGATACTGATTTCAATACTCCCTCGTCCCATAATGCTTTTACATCTCTGGCAAATTGTGTGGCAATAGAAAAGTTAGGCTCAAATGTCATTCTCTTATTATCCTTTGCAATTTTAGTGGCAGTACCAATAGGCAAATTTTGGTGATTATGCCCGAACATCATAATCGGATTTTTCTTAAAGTTCTTTAAATCCAATCCATCAACACTTATCCTCTCACCGTCTCTGTCCTCGGTGAAATCTGTTGCTACTACTCTTCCTTCTTTTTTGCCTGTTAATTTAATCATAGGAATTTACTTATGCCCTATGATTGTCCCATTCAGGCTTTTACTTAATATAACATATTATGTCACAAGATAACTAATCCAGCTAGTTGTTGCCGTACCATTTATATATATTTGATTAAGGTTCTTAATTGCTGCACTGGTAGTCTCTTTTTGCCCCAGCACCATACCATTACCTGTACCATCAGTAGTGTTGTTTACACTTGCTCCTCCTATAAACACATCTGTTGTGCCGCCGTTCCTGATCAACACGCCATTCTTTGGCTCTACATTCGGCAACTGTACCGCTACACCTGTTTCCGCTATTACTACTTGTCCACTGGCAATACCGTTTCTTAACCCGATATAACCGCCGCTGCTTGCTGCTGGCACTAATGTACCTCCACCAGGTCTAATCCTCTTTTCTGTTTTAGGGTCTAGTACAAATACCTCAACTTGATTTTGTACACTTACAGGTTGAGTAATACGAGCTAACTTTTCAGTTAAGACATTCGGCAAATCAGATAAGCCTTTAACTATTCCTTTCAATGATGGAAATTTAGGATAGTCTGGAAAATTACTGACTTTAATCTCCTTTACAGGATTTTTAACAGTGACATCAATCTGCTTGGGATATTCTTTCTGTTTAACAGGCTTAGGAAAGTTAGTAACTTTAATTTCCTTTACAGGCTTTTGTGGTTTAGGAAAGTTCAACACCTCAACTTCTTTCGGAGCATCATTGAAATTTTCAACCTTTACATTACTGGTTTTGTTTATTGCCTTAATAACGTCTTTTGATTGTGAGCTTAAAATAGACAAGCTTTTATCAACAAGACCCACTATAAAACTTTTATGTTCTTTTTTTTCTTTCAATGACGTAATTTTATCGTCAAGTGTTTTATTTATCTTCTGTAAGTTCATCTATCTTTGCTAGTTTTTTATTTAGCTTGTCAATATCCTTTTCAGTTATGCCTGTTGGTTTTGGTTTTGCTCTGTTGACTTCTGATTTTATTTCTTTTAATACAGGCACTATCGTACAACGACAACGAGGGTGTAGTGGTGGATGAGGGATGTTTGAGTCAAATTCCGTTGTCTGGTTATCTACTGTTAATTTATCTCCGCTCTTAAACCAAGACTTGCCCAGCTTTAATGTCTCGCTTTTTTCGTCCATGTAATTACACCACGGGCATACTCGCTCATCTTCCGCCGTCAACCATTCTTTACCCTCCACTACACCTGATTGTTTCCACCCTTCCTCGGTAGCATAGTTAGACGCTTTTATAACTTCTGTTCGAGCGATGCTCTCCGCTCTGGCATCGTTGGCTTTGTCGTATACCGACATAACTCGCTTTTGCAGTTTATGGATACCTTCACCTTTATCAGCACCATCACTTAAAGTCTTACGCAAGTCTTTCAGTGTAGTTTTGTCTATATCGGTTATGAGTTTACCGCCTTGTTGCTTAATGTAATTTGTCACTCTTGGGCTTTCAATATTAAATCCGATACTTGAACCGATAAAGAACAAAGCCTCATTACCACGGTCATCTATTATTTTTTTGTATAATGGCATGACTAATGCTACACCGATACTTTTCCAATCACTCGGCTTAAACAAAAAGTCACTAACAGGAGATTTCTTTTTCCATGTTTTAGATAATGAAAATCTTTGCTGTACTAATCCCAATACTTCTTTTTGTTGAGCATTAAAGTATTTTCGCATTACTTGCTTAAACGTCTTCTCCTCACTATCGGCATATTGTTTCAGCTGGTCATGAAAGCCACCTTTTTTTTCCGCCAGTTGCCTATATGACGGTTTTTCCTTACTCATCAATCTTTCTATTAAACCGCTTACCGCTATGTTTATTTTATCTGTCATATCTTGCTCATATTTGTTTGATTTTTGCCGTTTCAAATAAGCTCGCTTGTGAGCTACACTTTCAAACTTTAATTCTTTAGGTTCAGGTTTTCCATCAATAGCAACCAACGTGTTTGGTACATATAAACTATCTCCACCTTCAACTTCTTCCAAATTTTGCGCTTTTCTCACTTCGTTTGGTGTCATCCATGAACCTCCGGCAAGAGCTGCCGTATATTTCTTAGTCTCTTGTTCTACGTTAGGTGGTGTTGGGTCATCAATAGCGAAATATAAAAAGTCTGTACCTTTAAACATAGGTAGATAAAACTCATTCAAGTATCCAACAATTTTTTTAACTCTCGGTACTACCATGTACTTATTAAATACATATTCGTTTACCTCGGCGTTAGCTCTATTCACATCTTCGGTTATTCCTAAAATAGTTCCAGTTACACCAATCAATGACAGTATCTTATCTCGTGTCCATTTTTGACCGTTCAGATATTCCATATCTTTAGGGCTAAATCCAACTTGTGATGATTTTAAGCCGGAGTGCATAATCATCGGCTTGTTAGCTTTCTCTACTCCGGACCAATGCTCCTGTAATTTTGTATATAGCATCTCTAACTGTTCATCACCTAAACTTTGTTCAGTCTCAAATACTGGCTTGGCACTTGTGCCGTGTTTAAACGCATGCCAATTCCATTTTTCTGCGTCATCGTCAACATCAATGGTTTGTGCCGCTGCTCTAACTGCCGACATTCCTCTAAATAAATTGTTAGGGTCAGGCTCTTTTAAGAACACGACCTCTTCAGGCTCCAATGGTATCTCTTTAGGTGTACCGTTAGCATCGTTTACTGAATAAATATAACCTTTTACCAGCCTATCTTTTCCTGGTACTACTTTAATTTTATAAGGCAGCATAGGTAATATACTTTGCGGTTCACCAGTAGCACTTTCCCCTCTATCTACATGCCAAAAAGACTCACCAGCTAAATCCAGATGCTGGTTAGTTATTTCCATTAACTCCGAACGTGTCATTTGATTATTTACCTCATCTAATACTTTACTGGCTGGGTGGTCATATACTTCCTCCGTTCCCATCTTACCTTCCCTCATCAATTTTATATCAACATTTGCTATTTGTTCGGCTCGTCTTTTTACAGTACCGTATACCCAGCCTGAATATGCTTTAATGTAGTCTTCTGATTTTTGCCCCGATGTTATGTATGGGATAGATGGGACGTGTGCTATGTTGGGTTCTTTCGTATATCCAAACTTACTCAATACCTGTTTTGTGATTTCCGATAATGCGCTCATATTTTTAAGTTAAAACACTATCGGTTGTTCCGTTACCACTACTATACCCCATTTCAACCAAAAAACATACCAGGCTGTGGTTGTGTAGTGTGTGTATACACCGCGTACCGTACCGAATCTAAGAAATCATCATTTATTTTTACAGGCTCATCCAATACATGTTCGTCTTTCTCACGCCACCGATAACTTTTCACTTCCTTCAATCCATTAACACTATCTTTAGTTATATAAAACTTTCTTTTCTTGATTGCGTCTATACCGGCCTTAACCGAACCCTTACCTTTAACGCAAGGCTTAATATTATATCCGGCCCGTTTTATTTCCTCGATTGCTTTCGGGTCTTCAGCATCACCGTAAATCGGGGTGCTTTTACTAACTTTTTTTTCTGCCATCAAGTCTATCAAATCACCTGTCGTCAAATGAGTTTGATGTATTCTCTCCTTAGCATAGATATCATCATCTTTAAGCACTACATCAGTTAAACTTGTCGGGTGATTAAACCCGAAATCCAAACCATGTATTAAATCGTTTTCAGGTAGCTTATCACAAAATTCCCAGTGAGTATAAATAGTAGTTTCACTCACGCCTCTTTCACCAAGACCATAAATACGCCAGTAGTTTTGGTCTGTCTTTTTATACCTTTCTATTTCCTTTACCTTTTCAAGTTCTAAAAACGGATTATCAAGATATGTTGATTTTATAAATTCACAATCATCTCTCGGTATTAGTTTCTCGTATATCCAATGAAACTCATCACTGGGGTTATAGTCCAAAAATATCTGCTTACTGGTTCGCATGGATAACTGTTTGTAATCTTCCCATGTCATTTCGTTTGCTTCGTTCAACCATAAATAATGACGCTTTCTACTTCTCGCTTTCTGTGGATCGTCCATTCCAAAAAACTCAACCTCGTTACTGCCACACCTATATATCATGTCAGTCTTGTTATGGCTATTAACATCGTAATAACCCAAATCTTTCATGATAGTAAAAAAGTCTTTCATTGCCGTTGCTTTCAAAGTAGGCAATGCTTTTCTTAATATACTGATTGTTATGTTTTTTTCTTGTCTTAGCTTTACATTAAACATTTGAGCTAACGACCAAGTTTTTCCTGAACCAGTACCGCCTTGATTAACTACAATTCTTTTCTTGGTTGCTATGTTCTGGTCATATATTCTTGTTACCTTGATGGACATGGATTATTTTTAATGGTTTTTGATTTTTACCTTGCCCAACATCAAGCTCTTGCCTATCTCTATAAGTTTCCTTAAAAGCATTTTTTAGATAAAAGATAGCCCCGACAGGTGCGGCTTTATCCAGCCTGTCCACCCATGCCGCCTCTATTCCTTCATGAGCTTTTTTTATGGCTCTACGTTTTTGTTTATCTTTACCATTTACAGTTCTTGAAATCCAAGCATCACTAACATCTAAAAATACACAAAGACTAGCTTTCTGTGGTCGTTTCTTTTCTTTCTCGCAATACTCAAAATACTCTTCAATCTTATTGCGTAAATCTTCTATGTTTTTGTATTTCATAATTTAAAATATACCGCCTTATAATTATCCCCTAACCAACCAAACGCCTTATAACCGAACATATCTTCAGTCATACCTTTTATCTTACCATGTAAATTACTAGGATGCCCGTTTAATGCTAAAGGTATATGAGTCTTACTTTCCTTCCTGCTTTGAAATTGCCTCTCCAGTATATTCATTGACATATCTGGTGCTATCTCTCTTATTTTAATTTCTTTTTTATGAGGGTAGTAATATCTTTCTTTGGCTATGTAGTATGCCGGTCTTGATTGTTCCAGCCTTTCTTTTGTCATGAATGTCAAGTCATAACATAGTATCGGTACTCCCACCTTATATAGCATACCTTCATAATCTTGTATGGTAGTACCATAAGGAATTGCCCCTCTGCTACCTCTCGTTTCGCCTTCTTTCATTATAGCCCACATAAAATCAGGGTCTTTATCTCTTGCTACACCGTAAGTTACTTTATCCCCCCAGTCTCTTTTATTTATAGCCAAATGTGTTCTTGCTTTACTGAAATATCTATCTACGGTTATAAACTGTGATTTGTTGAATGTTGCTGCCAGTACAGGAGCAGTATGACTCAACAGCCTCTCCAGTTGTGTTCTAAGCTCCTTATAATCGTTATCATGTATTATATAATCTAAGTCCATTTTAATAGCCCAGTCGCCATTACAGTTGTCGTAGCCTACCTTTGTAGAATAAGCCAGTTGGTCCCACAACCAGTTATCAGGCCATTCGTAATTTACTATCTTTACCGCCTTGCTTAATTTCTGTATTTCTTCTGTTGAACCGTCCGTACTACCTCCATCAACAACGACTACCTCCTCACTAAAAGCTAAATAACTTCTTACGGCCTCTAAGTATGGAAATTGGTTTAGTTTTGGATTCTTTACATTTACATGTGTGCTTATTCTCATTTGATGCTTTTTTCTTCTACCAATCTAACCGCTTTTCGATTTTGTATCTCAATAGATATTTTACCCCATTCTATCTTCTCGATATTTTTATCTATGTTTTCCAAATATTCATCTATAACCTCATTATTTGTTGTGTCCTTTATGTTATCCATATATTTGTTTTATTAAATCCAGGTATTGTATAACACTTAATTTTGAATCGTACTTTGCTTTTACTTCTTCCCAGCGTTCGTCAGCTTCCTTTATTCTGTTTACCGCCGGAATAAAATGCTCCAGTTCCTCGGCGTTAGTTGCTACCGGCAAACCTAATCCCCAAGAATTAATAGTCTTATTATTACTTTTAAATCTGCTACGATACGGTACTTCTCCGTTATCGTCTAACGTAGCTGGTGGCAATAAAGCTATATCCCCATGCTTTATTATATCACGATTAACTGTTTTTTCATCATATTTTATAAAATTGAACAAATCTTTGTCATCATTACTGCCTATAAATATCTTAAAGTCATCGCTAATTACAGTTAGTTTCATTTTTAGCTCCCTTAACGTAGGTATGGCTTGCTGTAGCACACCTGAATTATGCGAGTATCCGAACCATACAACCTTTTTAGCATCACCTTTATGCTCTTTCTGCTTTTTGTAGTATTCCATATCCAATCTGTCAGGAATTACGACTATGGGCTTATCCGTATATTTAGAAAAATGCTTAACAAACGGCTCTGTAGGGCAAGTTATAGCGTCCACATACTTTACTGTTTCATTGACTGTAGGGTTTTCAGTCCAATCAGGATCGCAATTGTGCACTATGTAACCATTAGCAACGTAGCTGTTATCATCTTCTACCTCAAAGTTGTAAACTAACTCCTCTCCAAAATCTTCTACGCTTCTTAATGGATGTAGCAACTTACCATCTTTTTCTATAACTTCGTGATTTTTACTCTTTGGCTCTTGATAATCGTAATCCTTATAAACTTCTACGTCCTGCAAAAATCTCTTTGACTCTGATGGATTAAGTTGTATTTTCCACTGCGGATTACCAATATACTCTTTACCGTTTTTATGAATAAAGCGACAGCTATATCCGTCTCTTTTAGCGTAGTGTATAGACGCTGTGTAACCACAATCTCTAAACAGCTTCCACATCCCAAAAGCTAGTTTCTGTGATATAGACGCTACACCTACACCACCATCACCAGCATATCCATCGCCAGAAACATAACCGGCCAGTACCTGCAATTTATCTTTAATAGGCAAATGATACACAAATGCTGGCAAAGTTTTGTTTAAACTCACACCAATATCTCTAGCCAACAACAACCATTCTTTATTTGAAAAGTAAACGCTATGTCCATTATCATCAGTATCCCTTTCACACACCTTATTACCTAGACTATTTATATACCTACTTATTCTCTCTCGTTGTTTTAACTCTTTTCTATGCATCGCAAAGCTCACTTGATGATGACCCACTGTACCCTCTGCCATGTAATACCCTATTGCCCATGCTGTATCGCCATCTACGCTATAATCAT